TCAAACTTGATCTCGTACAGTTCCTTGATGGCAAAGTACTTGTTAATCATTGCGTCAGATGCTGTAGGGCTAATGTGGTCACTCCACTCTGCGGAGTCTAGGAAGTATCTAGTTACTAGGTCGATGTCCTTAGTGACGTTTGCGAAATCTAACATCTGCTGCTCTAGGTCAAAGATAGCGCTCACAAGGCTACCTCCTTGATGAGCCACTCTAGGTACACCTTGGCCTTCCTGAGATCCTCTATCCCGTTCTTGTACTCGTATCTCCAGAGGTACTTCAGGCAGTTACCCTTGAGGTATCCTTTGTACTCCTGTGGGTGCATGGACGCCTTAATAGCTTCGATGGCCTCTATTGCTCCCTTGTTGTAGTGGTCAGGCTGGGTCACAGGATTATGTTTGTCACTAGGGTGAAACAGTTTACCTGTAAAAGTCTTACTCTTGTTCACCTTGTCCCACTCCTGTGGCGGTACATCGTCTATGGATTTGTAGTCTGTCCACTCGTTCTCACCACTGCTCTTCATAGTACTCTTCCTCCTCTAGCTCTTCTTGAAACTCGTCTAACCTTTTCAGGAGCTTGTCTTCAAATCTGTCTAGTAATTCTTCAGAGGATATCTGCAGTGCTTCCAGAAGATCGTCAGGGTCGTACAACCGCAACAAACGATCCTTAATTTCTTCTAGTGTCAGAGACATAATCGACTAACTCCTTAAGTGTATCTATATTGTACCATAAAATATTGTGTTTGTCACACCACTCAGCCATAGTAAGTTTGGTACTTTTACTCACTTTCTGATTAGGCTTCATCAGGACAAATATGAGTTCGTACGTCCACGGTATTGACCTAGCGACCGCTCTATACTTCTGCGTGTCTCCTGCACGAAAGTATCCTTTGCACTCAATGAGGTACGTCCGTCCGTTTTTCTCGTACACGAAGTCTGGTGTGTACTTCCGTTCGATGATGTAGTCCACTTGGAACGGCTCGTAGCTAAAGCCAAATGGTTGTAACTGCGTTGCGACATCTCTCTCAAACTCCGACCTAAAGTTACCTAGTTTAGATTTCCGTGACCTTCGGCTCATTGACTACCTCTGTTAAATATCTTGGCCCACTTGAGTACAGGAACGTTCTTATTCCGGGCCAGCAGGTATGCTTGTAGGGACAGTAGGAACAACCGACGGCGAGCTTCATGTTTCCACTTTTGCCATCTGGTACTGCCTCGTGGCAATGCTCTGGTGCGTCTGGTTGCTCCACTAGCTTTTTTACGCGTTCAATGTGCTCCTCTATGTCGTAAGAAATCTTATCGTGAACGGGAGCCTGTGTGTCCTCAGAGTCGTACAAGAGGTACGTCAGGTGTCCGTTCTGTTTGTCCATAGCTAACCAACCAAACGATGTTTCACCTTCGGAATGTGCATATCCTTTAATCTGAGCAACGTATCCAAACGGATCATCATAAGCCAAACTTCCGTCCTTGAATTTCTTAAACCCAAAAGAGGACACGCTCTTAATATCAGTGACAACACCATCAATTTTGCAGTCCATAGACCCCGTAATACCCGCAACCTCACATTGTTTTTGTTCATCAGTCACCTCGTGTCCTGAGAGTCTAGTGAGAAACAACAGCATCTCTTCGATCAGATGCCCGTACATAAACTTGACGTAAGTGTTAGGAGTCATCTCCTCCTGTACGTCTGGGTTGTTAACTACGTTCCACAGGTAACGATCATCACGCCCTATGTTAGACATTCGTAGCTTTCGTCCGTCACGCTTCTCTGTGAACAAGTTAGTCATCAGACGCTTACAGTTTTCACCAAAGCGGTCTATCTCATCGTAGAGGTCAACACCGTCAGCAGGAGTTTTGTCAGAGACTACCTTGTAGATATCATCTACCAGTGAGTAAAGTTTGTTCATGCCATATCCTTGTGTTCTATCCAACGTAGTTTTCGTGTCTTAGGGTGAAAACCTAGGAACCTAACGTTATGTTCTTTCTGCTTAGGAGTTCTCCCACCAATAATGTGTCCGTTCTTGTGTCTTTTGTTCAGCGTTTTTACGTCTATTAAAACACACTCGCCATCTTTGTAAGCTATCATATCTATAAACCCTGTTGATCCGGGATTAAGGAACACCTCATAGCCGTTGTCCCATAGCCAAGTAACTGCGTAAAACTCTGCTACGTCTCCGATTCTACTTTTGTCTGTCGTATTCATCAGTGTGTCTCCGCCCACGTTGATCCAACTTTGTACTCTCCGTCGAGTGGGCATCTGAGTTGAAATGAAATACCAGCCGCCTTGATGCACTCAACTGCGAGCCAGCCGAACTTCTCTGCTTGTTCTGTAGCCACCTCCGATTGTATCTCGTCATGTACGTTCCCTATAAACTTGTAGTCTATCTTGTGTTGCGTTGCGTAATCGTCCAGTAACACCAGAGCCTTCTTCATAATGATAGCACCTGCCGCCTGTAGTAACGTGTTCAGTGCACTATGTTCTGATCTGACCCAGAGTTTCCTTCCGTCGAGTCCGACGAGATGACCCTTCCTAGACGCTTCTCCAACTCGTTCTCGTAGAGTTTCAAGAGCAGGTGTGTTTCGTAGAAAGCGCCTCCTAAGCTGATTGCCGTCTCCTGCAGTTCCTCCGACGATGCTTCCAATCTTTGCATCTCCTGCTCCGTAGAGGAAAGCATAGATGAAAGTCTTTGCCTGAGGTCGCGTTGCAAGTCCCGCAGCAACTTGATTTCTGGTGTGAATGTCTTCTCTAAGTAGGACATCAGTAAACTCCTCGTCTCCCATGTAGTGAGCCAGCATACGTAGCTCTAGTCCACTAGCGTCAACACCCACTAGCTTACGTCCCTCTGGTACAATCCAGCAGTCACGGCACTCCTTGCCAAACTGTGAATTAACCGAAGGAACCTGTGCCATGTTGGGGTTCTGGTGCGTCATGCGTCCGGTGACAGCACCGTTTGTTGTAACCCTTCCGTGTACCCGTCCGTCATCCTGTACGTGGTCTATCCAAGAGGAGACTTGTGCGTATCGCTTTTGGAGTAATAGGTACTCCAGTACACAAACAGCCTCCGGTACGTGTTTGTTCTCTTCCAGCGTCCTCTCGTCCACCTGCGGTCTACCGGACGGCGTGAGTTCCGACCATACCGCACCCTTAGCCTCAAGTCGTTCTGCCACCTGCTGACGGCTACCGGGGTTAAATACCGTAACCTTATCCTTAAGGCGCTTGCCTGTTTTCTCAGACCACCTCTCTTCAACAATTGGCGGGAACACCCTCTGGAGTTCTTCTTCAATCTCATACATACGCTCCTTGAACCTAGCGCACAGTGTGTGACACAAACGCTGATCCAGTAGCCACCCGTTGCGCTCCTGTCCCTGTATAATCCACTGCACCTGATGCTCTAGGTCAATGGACTCCCTTGAGAAACCGTCGAGTTCAACACGTAGCCTGTTGTACACCGCCTGAGTCAACTCTACGTCACGTAGGCAGTAGTCGATCATCTGTGGTGACAACTGTGACCAATCCTCGTGGTCGCCTTTTGCAAAGCCTAGTATGTTTCCCCAGTTACGCAGAGAGTGTCCACCAGACCTGCTTGGGTCAGCTAACCTAGAGAGGACAAGTGTATCAACGACACTGCTCCTATCAAAACTAAAGTTCCAGATACGCTCAATAACAGGAACGTCGAAGCCAATTCCGTTGTGGAATATGAAGCTAATCGGCGCTTTGCGAGCCACGTAATCCTTGAAATCTTCTTCATTGCATATTACCTCACTCTCTAGGTTGTGTCGGCAGACTGCACACCAGATTACACTGGGGTTTAGCCCGTCGGTTTCTATGTCACAAAAGACTAAGTTCAAAACTCTGTCTCCGGTGGATTAGGGTTAGCGCACTCGTGGATGCGTCCTGTAAACTTGTCGTACCGTAGCCAACAAGCGGGGCCAGTTTCACCTGAATAACGATTCTTGAGTATCCTCACTGTCGTTGTGTTCCTAGTGTCCTCGTCTGGGTTCTGCTGGTCACGCTCCATACCTATGACTATATCAGATAGCTGTGCGATACTCTGGCTACCCCTGAGATCCTGTAGACTAATCCTGCCTCCGTCCTCGTGGGCAGTACCAGAGCTACGCCGTAGGTGCGACACGAGGAACAAAGTGATCCCTGTCTCTGCCACCAGTGTGCGTAGGCGTGTCATAATCTCGTCTATAGCTTTCCGTTCGTCCCCGTTCTCTTGAGAAGAAACCACGATTGACAGGTGGTCGAGGATAATGTATCGGCAGTCACAGGCCTTCGCCATGTGCCGTACTCTTGAAAGAAGCTCGTCGGCAGACGTT